TTTAAGCCGGTATTCTGGTCTTGGAATTAATGTAGATGCAGGAATGGATCAGCAGGCTTTAAGAAGTGTAGTGGGAGATACAGTTTATGCAAAAACGAAAACAGGTAAAGACCTTACTTTAGGTCAAGGATTAGGAACATTGAATGCGCTTCAAAAAGAATATGACCATTCCTTGACTAGAACTTATTCAGGAACTCGTAAAAAAGATTTGTCCTGGTGGGAACGAATGACAACTGATCCCATTAATTGGTATGAATCCTATGACACGACTGCAGAAGAACGACAAAAGCGTAAGGATGCTTTAACTGGATTTAAGGGAACTACAATTAGCGGATTAGATTTTACTTGGGGGGATTTATCTTCAGACCTAAGTAATTGGGGAACAATTAAAAGCGGGAAAACCTATTTAGATTATCAATCTGGATTAAAAACCAGAACGGCAGCAGATGCCCGTGCAGACGCAAATGTCGCTTCCCTAAAAGAACAGCAACAACGATATGGATCTGAATACAGTCTTGCTAAGTCTTCAATGGCACGAATGCAGTCCATGTATCACGGAGCAAGGCAGAGGGATGCTCGTAGAAGTACTTCCAGAGGTGGAACACAAAAAAAAAGTAGCATCTTACTCGGATACGCATAAGGAGGTATATGGCTAAATTCTGGGACAATTCAGCAGGTTTAGGTGACGCAAAATGGTTGCGTGATATATGGGGGGATTTATTAGGAGGTTCAGATCACAGTTCTGGATTACCACTATTAGGAAAAGGTTTGGGTCAAGCTGTAGACTCATTGCTGGGACCAGAAGGATTTATTGCATATCCCAAAAGAACCTGGGACCACTGGGCAGATCAGTTAACTGGAGGAGGTGATGATAATGGTGATGACAGATCCAGCGCATCAACATTGTTAACCAATGGCTCAGGGTCTAACAAAAATATTATTCCAAAAGATGACGGAATAACTGATCCAACTCCACTTGCAGGAGATGTCCAGATGTCTAGTTATCTCGCGCAGAAAAGAAGAAAAATTGGGAATAAAAAAGGACGGGTAGACACGATGCTTACTAGAGGACAAGACATTGCAGATGTTGAAAACCGTATGATGCTAAGTTGATATGCAAGGTATATCTCCAGATGATCCCGTCAGTGAATTACTGAAGGAATTTGAGTATCTAAAGACTGAAAGAGCAAACTGGGAATCTCAGTGGCAGAACATTGCTGATCTGATGTTACCCAGACGCAACGATTTTACTGCGTCACATACGTCAGGAATCGAGCGCAGGTCTAAGATATTTGATTCGACTCCTCCTAGATCGGTAACTCGTTTTGCAGCAGGACTGCACAATATTATGACTCCTGCAGCAGCACCTTGGTTTGTTCTAAAACCATTGTTCCGACCCTTAGAAAAAGAACGATCCGTTCAGTTGTGGTTAGAAGAAATCCAGAGACTCGTTCAAGAAGAATTTGGTAAACCAGGATCAAATTTCCATCCTGCAGCCTACGAATACTATACGGATCTGGGAGCCTTTGGAACGGCAGTTATGTTCATTGAGGATCTTCCAGGAAGAGGTCCGTATTTCCGACATTTCCCGTTATCAGACTGTCTTTTACAGACGAACAACTTAGGACAGATCGATACGTGTTTCAGGAGTTATAAGCAAACTGCAAAAGAGCTTGTTGAAAGGTTTCCTGCAGATCGGTTGCCAGAAAAAGTGTTGAAATCGCTGGACAACGGGAAGCCTTATGACAGTTATGAAATTGTTCATGTTGTCAAACCACTTCATTCGGTGAAGCCAGGACCATTGCTGATGGTTCAAAAGCCATTTCTATCAATGCACATCTGCAAAGATGAAAAGATGATGATTGGCATTAATGGCTATGAAGAATTTCCATACGTCTGCAGTAGATGGTCCCGAAATGCTTTAGAGATTTATGGAAGAGGGCCAGGAGTAGAAGCATTGGCAGATACGAGAATGCTCAATGAAATGGAAAAGACGTTCCTGAAGGGGGTTCAGAAGGCTGTTGCCCCGCCTTTAATGGTTCCCGACGATGGCTTTTTGGCCCCCATCAGAACTACTCCTGACGCAATCAATTATTACCGTCCTGGATTACAAGGCAATGAAATGATTTTTCAGATGCCGACTGTAGGACGAATTGAGTATGCAGAAGCAAAGATGGGTCAAGTGAGGGAAGCCATTGAGAAAGCATTCTTTCTGGATCTCTTGGAATTGCCTGGACCTGTTGCCAGTGACGGAGATGTCCTTCGCTTTACTGCAACCGAAATTGCAATGAGACAACGGGATCGTCTGATTGTATTAGGACCGATTGTTGCCCGTCAGGAAGCAGAATTTTTAGGACCATTACTGGATCGTACTATGAAAGTTATGACCAGGATGGGACTTCTTCCTCCTCCTCCACAGGAGTTTGGAAACATTGATTTTAGAATTGAATACGTCAATCCGGTTTCAGTATCCATGAGATCGGTTGAACTTAATGCCGTTAGTCAATTGATTCAGTTTGTCATGCCACTCGCACAGATAGATCCATCGGTACTGGGACGTTTAAATACCAGCAGAATTACAGAACTAGGAGCAGAAATATTACGTGCGCCTGCGTCTTCTATTTATACCGAAGAAGAAGCTGCAGCCATAGCACAGCAACGTCAGCAGGAAGAACAGATGATGATGCAGGCAGAGATGGCAAACGCACAGGCAGACGTGGAACAAAAGCAGGCATCGGCAGAGGCCTCAAGAGCAAAAGCTGAAGAAACCCGTGCTGCTGCCTAAAGAACGGAAACGAAGAACTCTTTACCATGAACTCCTGAATATACAGGAGGGCAAAGAGATGCTGGCAGATATGGCTCATAGACATTTTATGTTTACGACAACCCATGTGCCAGGAGACTCCCATTACACGGCATTTAACGAAGGTCGTCGATCCGTTGTAATGGAACTTTTGCAACTGGCTAATATCTCATTATCCGAGTTGCAAGCAACCTTAAAACGCCAAGAAACAGATGGAAGAAGCGAGTCAAGCTACGGAAGCAACGACTACGACGAGTTCTGATGTCGGTGGAGGTGATGGATCACCCAGCCCACTTGCTTTCGATGTAACCAATCTGCCTGACGGATTGGATCGTGAACCTTCTCTGCGTAATTTTGACTCAGTAGATAAGCTTGCGAAAAGCTATGTCCATGCAGTCAAAAAAATGGGCGTACCCCCAGAACAGATGCTCCGCTTACCAACCGGAGATGATGACGGGTGGGATGATGTCTATAACGCATTAGGAAGGCCAGAAAATCCTCAAGGTTACAACTTTGGGGAAGTTGACGACAGTGAAGACCTGTCGGACTTTAAAAACTATGCCCATGAAATAGGGCTGACACAGCGTCAAGCAGAGTCCTTACTTGACAAGATTGCAGAGGGGAATCAGACCGCTATGCAACAACGTGAAGAAGGGATTGAAAAAGCAGAAGCTGATGCACAGGCAGCACTTACTAGAGAATGGGGTCAAAAATATAATGAGAACCTTGATTATGCAAGAAGGGCTTTTGGACGTTTTGCGTCACCTGAAGCATTACAGGTTATGGAGGAAACAGGGCTGGGGAACCATCCCGAAATCCTCAAACTGTTTGCCAAAGTCGGTGAACAGTTATCAGAGGAGCAAATGTTACCAGGAAACCCAAGAGGATCTGGTATGGCTCCTGGCGAAGTCGAGGCTCAAATAGCCTCAAAACGTGCAGATCCTGAATTCAAGACTGCACTTATGAATGCTGCACACCCTAATCATAAGAGTGCTGTAGCGGAAATGAACCGATTGTACGACAGGCTTCCGCAAGTAGCTGTCGAATAATCAACTTAGAATCAGTACCCAAACTGGTCTGCAGGGATAAGCCTAGCCCCCTGCAATAGGGCAGTTACCGGAATCCGGTGACGGACAACTCCGAACGGGAGATTCATATCTTTCTTTTGGAGTTGTTATGTCCAATCAAATCACGACCAGTATGGTCAAGCAGTTTTCGGACACTCTTACTATGGTTGCACAGCAAGAGGGTTCAAGATTGCGTAATGCGGTACAGGTAGAAGCAGGTAAGGTCGGTGAAGAATACTTCATGGATCGTATCGGCAAGGTGACTGCACAAAAGGTCACTTCACGTCATGCGGATTCTCCGCTTATCGAAACTCCCCATGAAAGACGCAGGATTACTCCTGTTGATTACAACTGGGGGGATTTAGTCGATTCCTACGATATGTTGCGTGTGATCATTTCTGATCCAGCGTCTGCTTATATGACGACTGGCGGGATGGCTCTCGGACGTGCCATTGACGAGGAAATCCTGGAAGCAGCCTACGGGACTGCCTATCTCGGAAAAGACGGATCAACATCAGCACTCTGGGATACCGGTGATTCTGAAGTTGGTTCCGATGTCAATATTGTTGCAGTCAATAATGCAACACATGGAGATACAGCAGACGGAACAAATAATTCTGGACTGACTTTAGGGAAACTCATTGAGGCCCGTGGTCGGTTGATGAAAAACGAAGTCATTCGCTACAACGAAGGTGGAGTCTCGGATCTCTTTTGTGTCTGTACTGCAGACCAGATTGAGAACCTGTTAGCAACCACTGAAGTTCAAAGCAGTGACTACAACATGATCCGTGCGCTGGTAGAAGGTCAGGTCCATCATTTCATGGGCTTTAACTTCATTCAGACTGAATTGGTTCCAAATAAAGTTTTATCAACAGTCAATTCTGAAACACCAACTGTAGACCGTGTTCTTGTTTTTCAAAGAAACGCCCTTGGGTTGTGTCTCTGGAAAGACATTGCAGGTCGAATTACAGAACGTGCTGATAAGCGGTTCTCTTTGTACACGTTTGCTGAAATGACTATCGGTGCTACCCGTCTTGACGAGAAGCGCATGGTAGAAATTCATTGTAAGCAAAACGCTTAATCCTTTAAGGGGGAGGACGGAATTGCCCCCCCAGAAAGACTAATATGGCTAATGTACAGTCAACGCTAGTTTCTAACGAAGCAGCAAAACCCATCGTCTACAACCATGTTGGTTTGTATGGCGCACGTTTGCGGTCCGTAGTTGCGACTGCTGAAACTACAGGATCAAACGCTGACACGTTTGTTTTCTGCAAACTCCATCCTGAATGGAGAATCGTTCATATCTGGCTTCACAATGACACATGTTCTGGTGGAACCGATTATGACTTTGGATTGGCATCCGATGTTTCTGCAACTGCAGTAGACATTGATTGCTATGCAGACGGATTGACACTTGCGTCTGGCAGAACATCTGCGCCTCTTGATATCGCATACACCACTAGGGGTATTGAAAAGATGGGACAGTATGTTTACCAGGATGCTGGTCACACCACTGCAAATAAGCTTAATGAGTATTATCTTGCTGCCATAGGCAACACTGCTGGAGCAGCATCTAAAACCATTATGCTGAATGTTCAGTTCACTGTTGACTGATTAAAGGATTCCCATGGCTGGAGAAGTAGATATTGCAAACATCGCCCTGACCAATCTAGGTGAGGCAAAGATAGTATCCATGACGGAAAACTCGGAGAGAGCAAGACTATGCAACCTCCGGTTTCCTGATGTCAGAGACATGATTCTACGCCTACATCCCTGGAACTGTACGATTGATCGTGCAGTCCTGTCGAGACTTGCAGAAGCTCCAGCATGGGGGTTTTTATATCAGTATCAGTTACCTGCAGACTGTTTGAGGGTTTTATCTATTTATGACCTGACAAGAACTTTCAAGATTGAGGGAGGCAAGCTCTTGACTGATGCGACCTCTGTCAAATTGAAGTACCAGAAACGCTTAGAAGACATGACCTTGCTGGATGCAAGTTTAGTCAACGTCATGGGTTTGAGGCTTGCCTGGGAACTTGCAGAACCATTGACGGGTAAGACCACTCTCAAACAGGAAATGTGGGGCAAATATGAAAGAAACCTAATGGAAGCACGTAGCATTGATGCTTCTGAAGGTTCTGCAGAACGGGTGGAATTTAATACATGGCTAGATGCACGTCTGGGAGCATACGAAACCTCCTGGAAGCCGATTGATGCACCATCCGATGGTTATCCCTGGAATATTACCAATGGTGTCCAATCATAGATGTCTGCAGTACAGCACATTCAGAGCAGTTTTGCTGAAGGTGTAATTTCTCCCCGTTTAGAGGGGCAGATTGAATTACCTTCCTACAAAACTTCTGTCAAAACCCTGGAAAACTTTGTGGTCCTTCCACAAGGATCTATTGGAAGAAGACCAGGAACTTATTTTGCGTTGAATGCTGCCAGTGACACGGCTGACGGTTCCCGTTTAGTCCCGTTTTATTACGGACAGGGACAAAGCTACATCCTTGAATTCTACAATAACCGAATCCGAGTATTTTCTAATGAGGGAAGATTACTCAAGCATGATGGATCTGCTCCAAGTGATGTTGTTACTACCTACACGACTGCACAGATTCCTGAACTGAAATTTACTCAATCTGCAGACGTTTTATACATCGTTCATTCAGAACATCCTCCTAGAACATTATCAAGAACAATTGATGCCAGTAGTGCGAGTCGATATTCCGACAACACACTCTGGACCATTGCAGATATTGCGTTTGAGGATGGTCCTTATGACGAAATTAATGATGACGATACAAAGCTTTTAACAGTTACCAAAACTTTGGATGTCGTCAAAGTTGGTGGTGTAGGAGTAGATACAGTCTTGGATGCATTTGTTAATTCATCTCATGGGTTGCAAGCAGGGATGAAAATTCTTTTTAAACCTACTTCTGGTAACAATTCCGATGAATCAGCTGCAATAGGAAATCTGCAAGAAGCAGATGGTTCAGGATTTGATCTTTATGATTCAAGTGCATGGCTTACTTATTATGTTGTTAATCCAACAGCAACTTCGTTTCAAATATCGAGCGTATCTGGAGGAACCCCAATAGGTTTAAAACTTGGTTCAGGAACTATATGGACTGGTACTGGACTAGATGTATATAAGCAGATCATGAAAAAGGATCTGTCCAATAAAGTCACTGTTACTGCATCAGGAACGTCATGGGCTTCTACAGGACCATTTGTTTCAGGAGATGTTGGAAGACTTATTAGAGTCAATCCTTTAGCAGGAGAATCTAAAGATACTAGAGGAGGTATTCGATGGGGCTATATCAAAATTACCGATGTTGATAATAACAAAACTGTGCGTGGTTATGCGCAGAACGATATTGTGCTTGATGCTGCTACTATTGAGCATCGTATGTCTGTCTTCAATTCTACTGACGGCTATCCTGAAACAGTTCAAATCTATCAGCAACGCCTTTGTTTCGGTGGTACGACGAAATACCCCTCCACAGTCTGGTTAAGCAAATCTGGAGACTTTTATAACTTTTCTGAAAGTGAACTTGTAGGCGCATCGACAGGTAACTTCGATCCTACGGGAGCATTGATTCTGGGAGAACAAATCCTGGATGACAATGCAATGACCTTTACCATCGATTCCGACACAGTTGATAAAGTGACATGGATGGCAGAGGGTAAAAAACTTGCCATCGGAACTTCTGGAGGTGTTTTTAACCTTTATGGATCTGAAAACGATCTTACTGTAACACCTTTCAATTTTACCATTCTCAAAGATTCAGCTTATCCGTCAACAACGGCAGAACCCGTTCAGATTGGTGAGATTCTTTGTTACGTCCAACAGAACAAAAGAAAAATACGGGAGTTTAAATTTGAGAGTGACGCAGAAGAATTTGCTGCACTCGATTTAACACTTAGAGCAGAAAACATTACTTATCCTGGTCTTGAGCAAATTGTTTATCAGGAACAGCCTAATTCTCTTATTTGGGGAAGATTAGCTAACGGGAAACTGGTTTGTTTAACTTACAATGCTGCCCTTCAAATTTATGCATGGTCTACTCACACCATTGGTGGATCGCACACTGATGCAACGTATGGCAATCATGCCAAAGTCGAGTCTATGGCAGTCATTCCACACAATAACAGGACTCAATTATGGATGATTGTCAAAAGAACGATTGGAGGATCAACCAAACGTCACATTGAGTTCCTGGAAAAGTTTTATGACCAACAGGAAACCACTCAGGTCAATGCCCATTTTGTAGATTCAGGACTTAAAAAATATAACTCTTCTGCCTACACCGCTGTTAGTGGTTTAACCCATCTTGAAGGACAAGAATTACTGGTCTACGGAGATGGTGCTATCCAGCCAACCCAAACAGTTTCCAGTGGTGCAGTGACATTAGCATCATCGGTCAATACGGCAACT